TCAGGCCGGCGTCGAAAAAACTCGTCAATACGGCCTGCCATAGGTTTTTTCCGGCTTTTTCTAGGATTTCCCTAGCTTTCACCGGACCGATACCGGGGCATCCCTGGTAATTATCGGTCTTATCGCCGACAAGAACTTGATACATTAGATTGTAGTCGGCCTCTTCTTCCGTGATCTTATGAGGGACCTCGTCCCGGTCCGGGTTGAATAACCAGCCGGGTACTGTCTTAAGGTCCTTATCCACGGAGACGATAATCCGCTTACCCTTACCCGGCTTAGTCGCCAGGATGCCGCAGATATCGTCAGCCTCTAAGCCAGTTCGCTGGAGGCAGCGGTAATCAGGTGAGCTTTGCAACCATTCCTTTAGGGCCAAAAAGCCTACCGGTTTGCGGTGCTTAGCCCGATTACGTTTGTACTCGGAATGGTACTTAAGCCGCCAATTTTCCTTATCGGTTAGGCAGAGAACGATGTCCTTAGTTTTGAACCGATCCCGTAGCTTATCGATGTCGCCCTGGATAATCGACTTAGCGATCTTCAGGTCGGCACCCATACACCAGTGATCGGGTTCAAATTCGTACTCGTACTGTGCGGCCGAAGCCGCCTTGTAGACGATCGTATCTGCGTCAATTATCAGCTGGACTTTCACTCTGATTCTCCGTCTTCTTCTTCCTCGTCCCCCTCAAATTCGGGGCTGATTACGGGTTCGAAAGGGAGATCAGGTAACTCTACCAGTTCGGCTAATGCGTCGATAAGGCGCTTACCGTTGGTGATCCGCTTATTCTTTCTGTAGGACTTAACCGCGGCTTCTCCTATCAGGTTGAACCGGGACAGCTGGTACTCCTCGAATATCGAGTGGAGTCTAAAGACGTAGGCGCCTTTGAAGCTGGGGTATTTCCCGATAACCATCGAACTAACAGGGGTCACCTGAAAATCGTTCTTTTTAGGTGGGGTCCGCTCGCCTTCGTAAAAGCCAGACGTCAACAGGATGTCGTCGTCGGGTCCTTTGTGGAGCACGAGGCAGAGGTCACCTACCGACATAAGCAAACCACGGGAATCTACCCGAAGATCGGGGAAGTCTTTCATCAGTGTGTCTCCGCCCAATTGGCTCCGACCTTTGCGTCGGTATCCAGGGGGCAACGGAATTTGTAGAACGTGCCGGCGGCTTGAAGAGCCACGCGGAATAACGCACCTACGTCGGCAGCCGTTTGGTCGGACGTCTCTACTTGGATTTCGTCGTGGACGTGGAGCACGATTTTAGTGTCCACGTACTTTGTGTTTTCCCGTAGAGCAAGTTCTAAAAGGACGGTTGCCTTCTTCATCAAGATAGCTTCAGCACCCTGGAGAAGTAGATTAAGCGCAGAGTGAGCCGATCGGATGTGGTAGAGCCGCCCGTCCAATCCCTTAAGGTATTTGCGGGTCGTCAGTACATTTTCGATGTTTGAGGTCAGCAGCCCGAACGCCGGGAGGTTCTCAAGGAACCGCTTACGCACGTTAGCGGCTTCGGCGGGGGAACAGTTAAGGATATTGCCCAGCTTGTTGTTGCCGGCGCCAAAGAGGAAGGCGTAGATGAAACGCTTAGCCTCGGCTCTGGTGGTAAGTCCTGCCGCTACGCGATTGCGTTCGTGAGGGTCGCCTTCTACGACCAGCCGAGCGTACTCGCCGTTGTCGTAGGGGGCAAGATAATGAGCAAGGCAACGGAGCTGGATGCCTTTAGCGTCGCACCCTACAAGAACCCGTCCGTCTCCGGCTGTGAAGAGGGATCGGAAGTCTTTTCCGTACTCGACTTCAACCGAAGGGACCTGTGCCAGGTTAGGGCTATGGTGAGAGCAACGCCCAGTAACAGTGCCAAGAGTAGCGACTCGACCATGAATTCTTCCCTCCTTGACGAGCTTAAGTAACCCGTTATCCCCGTCGGATAGCTGCCCAATACGTTTGGCCAACATCATGTGGCGGGATAATAGTTTGGCCTCGGGATATTCAAGGCCGTCCAAAACTTCTTCGTCTACGACGGCTAAGCCGGTGTCGGTAAGTTTGGTGGGTGCCCAGCCGTACCGATCCTTGAGGTTATTTGCGATTTGCTGCCTGCTGTTGGGGTTGAACGGCACCGTACGATGTCTCTTTTCCTTACGGACAGGCGTCTCGTATTCAATTTCCTTAGGCGGGAAAACATTTTGCAACTCTTTCGAGATCGCGTCTTGTTCGCCGCGTAGGGTTCCGATCAGTTCGTGCGCCTTAGCGGAATCGAACGCGACACCCGTACGTTCCATCTTGCGGATGACGTTCGCGAAGTCGTGCTCGAGTTTTACCGCCGCCTCACACGGCGTCTTCTTCAAACACTCCTTGTAGAGGGAGGCGCAGATACGAGCGTCCTGGAGGCAATAATTCACCATGTCTACATCAAACGTCGACCAGTCCGTGCGCTCCTTGCCGTAGTCACCTTTGCGCATATTCAAGCGGAAGCCCCAGGATTCGAGGCTATGCTTCCCAATTAATTTCATCGGGAAGCCTGAGCGCTTGAAGTCCTCATCCCTCACGTCGGGGTAGGCTAACGGAGCCATAACAAACGTGTCGATTAACTCGGCGTTCGTTAGGAAACCGTAGAGCTTTTGCAACACCGGGTAGTCGAAGCCGAGGAGGTTATGCGCTACGAGCGTGGTGGCTTTCTTGAGGTAGGCGATACCGTCGAGAATGTCGCCATCAACCTTAAGTCCCTGCACCCGGTAAGCCGAGCGCAGGAAGAAATGCTCCTGACCCGTGTCGATGTTGACCACCGCGATGCAGTGGACGACGGACACCGTGTCGAGGAGCCCGTTTGTTTCGAGGTCAAAGGCGAGCCTCACGATAAGCCCGCCATAAATGGAAGAGTCGGGTTGTCCTCGTCGGCGTCGGAGAACGGACCAGGAGAGCCATATTCGATACGACGGCAGATCTCCCGGCGGATGTACCAGATGGCTTTCTCCAAATCCTCGATATCCTGACCCTTGTAGTCGGCGCGGAGGATGTACTTAACCGCGTTGCCGAGGCAGAAATTAAGATGCTCGGTTATTTGGATAACCTCGATGCCGGATGGATGTGACGTGTAGTGGGCGGGGTTATGGACTGGATCGTTGCTCATGGCGTACTCCTATTGAAATACTCGTAAGTTCCCGCACGCTCCGGCGTCGCTAATCCGATCTGGCGGATCTGCTCAGCCCACGCGTGGAAGAGTGTTTCGTTGTCGAGGCTGATCTCGCGATAGATTCCACCATCAGATATGACGGCGAAGTGCTGATCACCTACGGTTTTGAAGTGAATTAATATCCCTGGATTGTAGTTCATTCTGACTCCATTTCTGAATCGGCGAGGCTCAAATCTTCGAGCACTGCCTTGTCCTTGTTGTAGCGGGCACGACCAGCTAAGCCGGTTGTCCCGTTGTATCTGTTCTTGAGGACACGCATCGTAAGGATATCACGAGACGTGTCGCTTTGCTGGTTACGCTCAAGCCCGATTACCATATCGGAGAGCTGCCCGATGGCACCAGAACCTCTGAGTTGCCCGAGAGATGTCTTCGCGCCTTCTTCATGGTACTCGCCGTCCGTCGCTCTACGGAGGTGGCTGAGGGCGATAACGCAGATGCCGGTCTCCTCGATAAGCGAACGCAAACCGGTAACTAAGTTATCGATAATCCGGCGTTCGTCACCATCAGCTATTCCGGAGACGACGATCGAGATGTGGTCGAGGACAACGACTTTACAGCCTAGGCCTACGGCCATGTATCGGATACGAGCTAGGAGATTCTGCGGATCGGTCGAGCCGAAATGCCGATAGCAGAAGAAGTTTCCGTCGAATATGGTTTTCCAGACGCTAAGCATACTCGGATCCTTGAACGGGTCAGAGTCCTGATAAAGCGGCTTCTCGGCTACGATGCCTAGTAACCCTAAGGCGGTCCGCGGGACGGATTCTTCGAGGGCTAGGTAACCGACCTTAATGCCCTTGAGCAAGGCGCGGGCAGCGATGTTCCTTACGAACTCGGACTTACCAATCCCCGATCCGCCACAAACGGTAACCAATTCTTTTGCGCGGACACCCTGTGTCATGGAGTTAAGCACAGCGAACGGGTAATCGAATATCGAGCTGATGTCCTGCCGGTTAAGGATCTCCGCGAGGGCTTCGTTAGCGTCGAGAATTCCGTCAGGTCTCCACGCCTGAGCGTTCCACATAGCCGATTGGATCTCGGTTACTAAGCCTTCCTGGAGGCAATCAGAGGCGTCCTTACGCGGGAGCACGGCGATGAACGCCTTACCCGGAGGCAGGATAGCGGCGCATTCGTTAGCGGCCTTGATACCGGCAGCATCCTGGTCGAAGCAGATGATTACTTTATCGTAGCCGTTAAGCCACTCGAGCTCAGCCTTGAAGGTCTTAGCTGCGCCGGCTGCGCCATTAGGGACGGAGACTACAGGATAGGCGCCGTACTTACCCTTGATCTCGGCTTCGTAGACGGACAGCGCGTCGATCTCGCCTTCGGTAATTGTTACGCGCTTACCGGTGGTACCCCACAGGTGCTGCCCAAAGAAAGGCATACTGGCTGTCTCGCCTAAGCACCTAAACTCTTTGTTTTTGGTGCGAATCTTTTGGGCTACTACTCTACCGTTACGATGGTAAGGAGCCACTTGAACAAGCTCGCCTTCAAAGCGGGCTGATCCGTATCCGAATCTGCGGCATGTCTCTTCGGATATTCTGCGTGATTTGAGTTCACGAAACTCTGTATCGGTCAATAATTCAGACATTACTGGGTCCTCTGTTTTTCCTAAGTGTTTGCGGCACACGAAACAAAACGTATGCCCATCGTCGTAAAGGGAATTACCGTCGCTACTTCCACAAGAGTCGCACGGCATGTGCCCTATGAACTTACTTTCCACCATGTGAAGAAGCCGCGGGGGCCCTAAGCGTGTAAGAGGGTGAAGGGAATTTGCTTAGGACCCCCGGGCAAATTAATCAGAAGTCTTCGTCGTCGGAAGTTTGCGAGCTTGTGGTGTTCTCGCTAACCGCCATTCCTTCGCCTTCGAAACCAGCAGCCTCGACATCAAAACCCTTGAGCGGGTTGCTGCCAGCCCAAGCTTTGAGCTCGATTACTTGAACCGAGGCAAGCTTAGCCGAGATGCCGAGCCCCAGCGACGGGACGTAGTACGGGTAGAACGTCATGTTGACCCGGACGATAGAGCCCTTACCGATAGCGGTGTCGGAAGACAGGGGCTTGAGCTTGCTGTCCACGAGGACAGGGCGACGATCAGCAATCGTCCCGTTGACCGAGGTCTTAGCCGAGAGCTTAGCCTTTAGTTGCCAGAGTCCGGTCTCTTCGCCAGTCTCCTTGTCCACATCCTCGCGGTAGGGCATGGTGTTGGCGATGGAAGCCTTCTTCTTGTACAGGGCTTTGTACTCAGCCTCAGCCCGGCTAAGAAGCGACTCTATCTTAGCCTTAATCGGTAAGAAATCGTCGTTATTTATCAGCACGGTAACGTCGTAGACTCCGTCGGCGGAGAACTTCGTGTTGGGCTTACCGAGGTTTGCCCACATTACCGTAGACTTAGGGGTGGTGAGCTGGAGAACCAGCTCCTTAGAGAACTTAACCTTGTTCATGAGATTACTCCAAATTAGGAAACGAAGTACTTAGAAAACGCCACATCTCTTGGGTCAAATGAACCTAGAGCTGGCATCTCTAAAGTTATTGTAGCATCAGGTCCGATTTGTGCAAGTACTTCTTGAACAAATTTTTCCAAGACCGGTTGGGAATACATTTCCGCAGCCGCTTCCCGGATTGCATCGTTAATCAAATCCATGTCCTCGGCTAAGCCGCCGAAGGAATCATGAATGCAGGCCATACCCCTTACGCCCTTAGCCCAGGCTTTATCGACCGTTATGTGGACGAGAGCAGAGTCAAGCGAGTGGATAAAGTTGGGGGCGATCGAGTTCTTAGCTTGGCGGCCGGATACCTTTTCGGTGAACTGGCCCACCTTGTAGTACTTCAACCGCCGGCCGGTAGCAAACTTAACCG